AATCTACTCGTGGTACTATTCTTTATGTTGATCCGAATAGTTTAGACGCCACAGATAGTATTGAAAATCAGGGGAATTCGCTGACTCGTCCCTTCAAAACCATTCAGCGTGCTTTGATTGAAGCAGCAAGATTTTCATATCAGAGAGGTCTTGATAACGATAGATTTGCTAAGACCACAATCTTACTATATCCAGGTGATCACTTTGTTGATAATAGACCTGGATATATTCCCGATGGATCGAATAATTATAAACTAAGAAACGGATCGACGACAGATAATCTCTCTCAGTTTGACTTATCTTCTAACTTTGACCTTGCATCTTCTGATAACCAACTCCACAAACTGAATAGTGTTCGTGGTGGTGTTATCGTACCTAGAGGAACATCTATCGTTGGTCTTGACCTTCGTAAGACAAAAATTAGACCAAAGTATGTTCCTGATCCAGAGAACGCTAATATTGAAGCATCTGCGGTTTTCAGAGTAACTGGAGGTTGCTATTTTTGGCAGTTTTCATTCTTTGATGGAGATCCAAATGGTAAGGTTTATAAGGATTATACTTCAAACGAATTCGTACCTAACTTCTCTCACCACAAACTGAGATGTTTTGAATATGCCGATGGACTTAATAACGTTGAAATTAACGATGAATTTATTAGTAATTTCAACGCAGGTCGTACAGACCTTCAAATGTATTATGAGAAAGTAGGTATTGCTTATGGGCAATCATCTGGTCGTGCAATTGAACCAGATTATCCATCTACGAGTCTTGATATTCAACCTAAGATTGACGAATATCGTATTGTTGGTTCAACTGGTGCTTCTGTAGGTATTAGCAGCATCAGAGCGGGTGATGGTGCTACACCAACCACTACGATCACCGTTACCACATCCTCTGCTGTCACAGGATTAGATGTTGACACACCTTTCCGTATTGAAAATGTCAACTCTGATTACAACGGCGATTTCGTTGTAACTGAAAAGGTAAGTTCAACACAAATCAAATATACAGTTCAAAATGCCCCTTCTGATGCATTACCAACTGTATCTGGTTCATCTTTAGCCCTGGTATCTGATACTGTTACCTCTGCATCTCCATATATCTTTAATATCTCTCTGAGATCAGTATATGGCATGTGCGGTATGCTTGCTGATGGTGCAACTGCGACTGGATTCAAGTCCATGGTCGTGGCACAGTTTACCGGCATCGGTCTTCAGAAAGATGAAAAGGCATTCGTTAAGTATAATGAGGACACGATTCCAACTGGTGCATATGACGACTATACTGCTGTAGATAATCTTCCAAGCAATTCAAAAGCAAGATATAAACCAGATTATAAAAACTTCCATATTAAGGTAACCAACAATTCGTTCATTCAGGCAGTTTCAATCTTTGCGATTGGATATGCCGAGCACTTTGTTACCGACAATGGTGGTGACATATCTCTTACCAACTCTAACTCTAACTTTGGTGCAGTATCTCTGGCATCTGAAGGATTTAGAAAGGATGCATTCTCACAGGACGATATCGGATACATCTCTCATATCATCCCACCTAAAGAAGTTCCACTCACAGAAACATCTATTGAATTTGAATCTCTTGATATTGCAAAAACAGATAGAGTTGCTGGTGTAGGATCGACCGGTAATCTCTACCTTTATGCTCAAACAAACGTTGATGCACCACCACAGAACGTTGTTGATGGATATAGATTTGGCGCAAGAACAAATGATGATCTGAGAGTTCTTGTCTCAGCAGCAGGTTCAGTTACTGAATATACTGCTCGTATTGTGATGGATGGTTCACAATTATCAGCAGAGAAGAAATATACCGTTAAACAGGGACCAACTGGAATCAACAGTATTGGTTCTTACAGTCAAGGTGGGTCCGATAGGCAGATCACACTTAACTCCACTCACAATCTTCTTAATGGTGAGTCTGTCAGAGTTATTAGTGATAATGCTCACCTTCCAGATGGATTAGACGCAAATACAGTTTATTTTGCAATCACCGATGCTAACACATCTGGTGGTATTACGACTAACGTTAACATTAAACTTGCTAAAACTCTTAATGATGCAATCAACGGATCACCTGCAATCGCTGTCAACGAAAAGGGTGGTGTCCTTAGTGTTGTAAGTAGAGTTTCTGATAAGAACTCTGGTGAAATTGGTCACCCAGTTCAATATGACGTTACTGAGAACCAGTGGTATGTAAATGTAGCAACTGCTGCTACAGAAAACAACATCTTCTCAACTATTGTTGGACTTGGAACCACAGGACTTGGTGTTGCATCTCCAAGAACTTTCGTTAAGAGAAAGAGTGACAATAGAAATGCAAATGACACTCTCTACAGAATGAGATATGTCATTCCTGCATCTACAGGAGGTACAGTAGCAAGACCACCAACTGAAGGATTCATCATTCAGGAATCTAACTCGTCAATTGGTATTAGCACTACAGAGATTCAGACATATTTTGGTAGTGGTTCTATCACTAACATTAATCAACAGAGAAACTTTAGATTTATTAGAGATGTAAGATGGGACGGATCTCAGGTTCACGTTACCACCGAACTTCCTCATAAACTTCAGCAGGATGATCAAGTTCAACTCCTTAATATTACAGGTTCTCTGAATACAACTGGAGCAGCAGGAACTGCATTTAACCGTGAGTATGCTGTTACTGGCATTACAAGTGCAACCACCTTTAGAGTTGGATTGACTACTAATCCTGGCACATTCACTAACGACACATCCACTAGAAATACCTCTCTTCCTTACTTCAAAAGAAAGAGAATCAAAGATACGATGTATGTCTATCGTAACTTTGAGGCACAACAGTACAAGGCAGGTGAGCAGGACGGTATCTATTATATTACCCTGCTTAACAGTAGCAACAGACCATCAGTAAGTCCATTTACTGATCAGAACTTCTCTCAACCAGTTACTGCTCTCTTCCCACAAACTAATAGAGATACCCCAGTATCTGACCCACCAGAGACAACTTCTTTTGCAATTCCTAGTTTGATTGGTGAGGTTGTAATTGATGAACCACAAAATAGTGCAACCAAGGAAAATGTCACCAAGTACATCCGTGACGTGGGTATTGGTATTGGTATTACTGAACTGACATCCACTATTGCTGGAACTGCACACACTATTACCACAAATATTGATCATGGTCTCAACAGAATTACAACTGTTGGAATCTCAAGTGGTGGTGCAGGATATGGTTCAGGTGCAGCTGGAAGTCTGTATAATGCTAGATTAGTTTCAATCGGATCATCCATTACTGGTAAGCACGCCACAGGTAAGATTACCTTTAATGCTAATGGTGAGATTACTGCTGTTAAGATTATGAACGGTGGTAGTGCATATGGCATCGGTAACACACTTGCAGTTGTTGGTGTTGCAACAACCACAGGATATGTACAGGCAGTTGTTAACGTAAGCAAGATTTACGATAACGTCGGTGATACCATCAGAGTTTCTGGTGTAGCATCTGCATCTTATACTGGATATAACGATGTATTCCGCATCACAGGTGTTGATGTTGGTGCCGCAACCAGTATCACAGTAGAATCACCCTCTGCTATTACTGGATTTACCACTACAGGTATTGGTGCCACAAATGCCGGTAAGGCATACTTCTACTTGACTGGTGGTGCTGTTGGTGTTACCACTATTAACTATGATAATAATAGTGGTATTGCTACTGTTAAGACTGGAGTTAATCATGGATTTAGCGTTGACCAGAAGGTTAGACTCTCTGGTGCTACAAATAGCACTTATGTTGGTGACTTTGTTGTTACAGAGAACGTTGGTCTCACCACTTTTGCTGTAAGAATTGGTGTAGGAACTGTAGCACCTGGTGTGAATGGAACTCTGTTTGCATTCCATGAAGGCATTACATCAAATGATGGTAATGTTACCCTAGATGATGAGAATTTGGCAGGCAGAATGGTTGCTCCATATGCTGGAATCACCACTACACTTTCTGCTGCCGTTTCTGACGCAACATCAGAGACCATCTCAATTACCAATCTTCCTAATCTTGACATTAATATTGGTGATTACTTAACTGTTGATAGTGAACTTGTTCGTGTCAAGACTACAGTTGCACCAACTGACAACTCTCTGACTGTGTTTAGAGGTGTTCTTGGAACTAAGAGATCAACTCATGACTCTGGTTCAGTTGTTAGAAGAGTTGAGGTATCACCCACAGAACTTCGTAGACACTCAATCATTCGTGCATCTGGACATACGTTTGAGTATGTTGGATTTGGTCCGGGTAACTACTCCACTGCATTCCCCGATAAGCACGATAGAGCAATTAGTGCTGCTGAGGAATTGCTATCACAGTCTACAAAGAGAGACGGTGGTATCAACTTCTACACCGGAATGAATGATAGAGGAATCTCTTTCGCAGGTAATAAGAAGTTAAGTACGATTACTGGTAAGGAAGAAATTTTTGACACTCCTGTTCAGACTGTAACTGGTGAGGACATCAGTAAAGCACCAGCACTTAATATTACTGCTGCAACTGAGGGTCTTTTCAATCGTGCGATCAGAGTTGAAGGTGGCGATGATAACAAGTCATCCTCCGAATTCAACGGTCCTCTGATTGTCAACAATAAGTTGACTGTCAACTCTGATATGGAGGCAAACAACCTGTTTATTCAGGGTGATGCTACTGTATCCAGAAAGCACACAGTTGGTATTGCTACTCCTGCACTTGCTGGTAACCCTGGTGATGTCATTTATCAGGCAAATCCAGGTGAGGGTTCATATGTTGGATGGGTTTATTCACTTCAAAATGATTGGAAGAGATTTGGTGCGGTAAGTCTGAATAAGAATGCCAACATCATGACATTTGATGGTGTCGGCGTAGGAACCACTACTCCAGGTGCAAGCACATTTAGAGTTGGTTCAGGCACCACTCAGATGTCTGTTGATTCTGTTGGTGTTGGTATCGGAACCACAGCAAATCACTTCAAACTACACGTAATTGGTAATACAAATATTGCTGGTGTAGTTACTGCAACTAAATTTGTTGGTGATGGTTCTGGTCTGACTGGTCTTAATACCTCTCTGTTTGGATGGACAAACCTTGCTGGTGGTGGATTATATGATACAGATCAATTTAAAGTTGGTATTGGAACCGAGTTACCAAGGTTTAATCTTGAAGTTGGTGCTGTTGGTATGGGCACCACGTCCATGCTGGTCAACGGAGAAGCAAGTTTTGTAGGATTTGCCACATTTAATGATGTATTCATCAGCGGTGGAACGACTGCTCTTGGACAATATCATCTGGAAAATCTCTCTTCAGGTGTTATTCGTGCATCTTCTATTGGTATTGGTTCTACGTTTGTTCTTCAATCTTTCCAGGTTGGTTCTTCCAATACTCTCGGAATCTCAGAAGACAAGCAGATCTTCACGGTATCTGGTATTGGTTCGGTTGGTGTTGGTACAACCAGCGCAAGATCAAATCTGGATGTTATCGGACATACAAGACTTGAAACTGTCTCGCGTAATGTTGATTATGTTGAACCAAGTTCTAATGTTGTCACAGTTGATCTATCATCCGCACAGAGTTTCATCTGTACCGCGAGTGCAGATATCAACCACTTTGTCTTGAATAATGCACCTCCAGGATCCTCTGAATTTACATTAAAGATTGATCAGGATTCTGATGGTAATCACTATGCAGTAGTTGATCACTTCCAGACAGGTGCAGGAACATCAATTCCAGTCTACTGGCCAGGTGGTGGAGTTCTGCCTGGTGTCACAACCACGGCAAGCAGATCTGACATCTTTGCATACAGAACATTTGATGGTGAGAATATTACAACTGCTGGTCTATATGCAGTCGTAGTCGGTCAAAACTTCGCAAACTGAGGTAGAGTGAATGTTTAATAAGCAGACAACCCTGGATCTGGATGGACCAAAACTTGGTTTCAGTACAGATCCTCAAGACCTTACTGTAAATGCCGGTACAGCAGCAACCTTTGTTGCTATTGGAACGGCAACTTTTCCTTCCAATATTCCAGCAAAATTTGCAACAAACACAGGTATCGTAACTTATCGTTGGTATGTTGATGATATTGCCGTTACTGATGACCCTGACACCGATGGATTTGATGGTGTTAATTTTCTAGGCACTGGCACAACTACACTTCAGATCTTTAACAATACAACAACAAAGACTGTATATTGTGAAGCAGACTACATCCCTAGTGCATATGGATTACCAGGTGTTGCTGTCACAGTAGGAAGTGCAAGATCAACAGGACATGCGATTAGTGAACCAGTAAGAAGTGCTTCTGCTACTTTGTCACTCAATCCTAAACTTTCAATTGATACTCAACCAGTAGATAGAATTGTAGCAGTTGGTGTTGCTGCAACTTTTGGTGTTGATGCAAGTTTGACTGATGGTTCTACTGAGGGATTTAGTTACCAGTGGCAAATCAACGATTCTGATGTTTCTGATGGAGAATTAGAGGTTGGTGTCACAAAAACTGCATCTACAAAACTTACTTATACGCAAGGTGGAAATTCGACAGAGGTTGATTTTGATGAAATTTCAACACTCACGCTTACTGTTGGAACATATGATATTACAGTAGATAATGATATTACTGCCGATTTAAGAGCACTCGGTGCTGGTGGCGGATCTTCGGTTCAAAGATCTGTTAGTGGTGGTGCTGGCGGTCTTTCAGTTGGAAGGTTTACATTTTTAAAAGGCACAACTTACAAAGTTGTTTGTGGTGATGCTGGATCGAGAAACACAAATGGTTTAAGTGGTGGTGGTGGAGAGGGAGGCACAACCGGAACTGGTGGTGGAGGTGGAGGTGGTGGATACACCGGACTTTTTGTTGAGACAATTACTCAAGATAATGCAGTAATCATCGCTGGCGGTGGTGGGGGTGGAGCAAACGACCCTGCAACTGGCGGAGATGGTGGAGGAGAATCTGGTGGTGACGCTAGTAAACTTCCAAGAGGCGGTGAGGGTGGAAATCAAAATTCAGGTGGTGCTCGTGGAAGTGTACAAACATTAGGAGTTCAAGGGTCTGCACTTCAAGGAGGACAAGGTGCCGGTGGTGGCGGTGGCGGATACTTCGGCGGTGGTGGCGGAGGTGGACATAGTGGTTGTTGTGCTGATGGTGCTGGAGGCGGTGGATCAGGTTATATTGGATCATCACTTTTAAGTAATGCATCAACCACAATTGGTGAGGGTGCTGCAGCAGCAAGAAATGGGTCGTTTGAAATTACTGCAATCGAAACATCGGTATCAGTTCCAATTACATTAACAATTTCTGGATCAACATCTAATGTTCTGACAGTTTCTGGTGATGCTACAGTCTCTGCTACTGCTAAAGTTGTTGTAAGTAATTCAAATGCTTTCAACTCACCGCTCACATCAGAATCAAAAACATTTACATCAACTACTGCAAGAGCACTTTTAAAAATTGAACAATATGATTTTACAAATACAGCAACTCTTTCAGAGCATAATCTAACAGATGATGGTGAAATAACTTTTACTGATGATGATTATCCTGCAAATGAAATTTGCTTCTTTGCTCCAGAAAGAGATATTGAAATTGAAATGGAATTGTATGGAGGAAAGGGTATCACTCAGAGGGGTCAAGGAGGTCAAGGAGGTTACTCTAAGATCAAATTTACCATGGAACGAAATGTTGAATATATCATAACTGGATTGTACGGGAAAAATGAAGATAATACAAATAGAGTTTTTACTCCGTTTGTGTATAGAAAGGCAAATTTGATTGCTGTGGTTGGAAGCGGTGGTGCTGGTGCAAATGTCAATAATGATGGTGGTGATGGTGGCGGTATATCAATCGCTGGTGGTGACGGTCAAGGACCAGATAATAGCGGTAGAGGTGGAATAGCATATGCACCAGGAACTTTACCTGCTAATGGTGTTCATGGGTCGATGTCTCCACAAGACCCTGTAGGTGATGATACAAAAATTACTGAATTCCCAGATTATGGTGGTAGAACAATCCCATGCACCAGAGGTATCCACTATAGAGACGAAGGATTTAGTGCATGTGAAGATGTTGGAAACGTAAAATATAGAATTTCGGATGGAACTGAAGTTTTAAATTCTGCTCAAATTCAAAGAGGATTTAAAGCTGGATATAATATTATGATGACAAACGGTGGTGCAATTGGTGGTGTAAATGGCGGAAGAGGAGCAACTGGTGGTGAAGCCGGTGATAATGGTAATGGTGGAGGCGGCGGATCTGGTTATACTGATGGTTCAGTCACAGTTTTAGAATCTACTTTAGGTGGAGGAAGAGATGAACCAGCAGTTATCATTAGACTTGCAAGTTGACTAAATAATAAAAAGTAGTTTAACGGGGGAGAGTGAACCCGCATGGCAGTAAATAAGAATTTTGTTGTCAAAAATGGTTTAGAAGTCAACACTAAACTTATTCGTGCAGACGCAACGAATAACAAGGTTGGCATCGGCACCTCCACCCCGAACTATGAACTCCACGTAAATGGAGGGATTGGTGCTACGGACGTATATGTCTCTGGCATCACTACTGTTCTTAATGAACTTAACGTTGGTCTTGGTGGTACAATCCTAACGGTTGTTGGAGCTACTGATGGTTCCGATCAATTTGTTGGTATTAATACCGCAAGTCCACAGTTTAGATTAGATGTTCGTGCTCCAGTCTCAACTGGTCAAACGGCACTCTATGTCTATGGTGACATGCGTGTCACAGGTGATATTGATCTAGATGATATCAATCTTGATGATGCAACAATCCAAAACCTGACCGTAACTGAAGCATTAAATGTTTCAAACAACGGTCTCTCTACTTTTAGTGGTAGAGCAGACTTTAATGATAGTGTTGATATTGAAGATAACCTGATTGTTGCAGGTATTGCAACTGTCACAGGCAATCTTACAGCGTCATCTGATGTATCAATAGCATCCAATTTATCAGTAGTTGGTTTATCAACATTTACTGGTATCTCGACCTTTAGTGGTCGAGTTGGTATTATATCTGACTTTGTTGTCGATGGTAATACTACACTTTCTGGTATTACAACTCTCTCTTCATCTGGCGGTATTACAACCACGGGTGGAGATCTTTATGTTGGTGGTGATTTATATGTTCTAGATGATCTTGTTTATGATGAGGTAACTGGTAGAAACCTGAATATTACAGGTGTTGCTACTATTGCTTCACTTACGATTACTGGTGGTGGTAGTGGAACAATTGTTTCTACTGATAAGGATATTTTCACCCAGTTTGATATTACTAATAATGCATCAGGTGCATATGAATTTGCTGCAACTGGAATTGGATTTACAGAAGCAAGAGACAATCCTGAATTATATTTGATAAGAGGTAAGAAGTATCATTTCTCTGTAAATGCCTCTGGACACCCATTCTATATCAATACCTTAAACGGAACTGGAACTGGTCAGCAATTTACTAGAGGTGTCACCAATAATGGTGCTCAAGTTGGTGTCGTTACCTTCGCAGTTCCATTTGATGCACCAGAGATTCTGCACTACAACTGCGGAAACCACTCTGGAATGAATGGACCGATTTATATTGGTAACGATGGCGGTCTTGGTATTAGTTCTGAGGGGACAAACCTCGGAGTTGGTATTACTCAAATCAACTTTGCCTCTACTAATGGTACTGCAATTGCAGTAGATATGGGAACAGGCAGCGGTTCAAACTCTGGTATTGCAACCGTGACGATTACACCAGGTGTTTCGCTTGGTCTCGTTATCGCTCTTGGCGCATAATTCACAATAAATACACATAACACTTAAAGAAAGATGGCAGAAGCTTTTTCTAATAAATTAACAAGAGCGGCAGGTATTGTTACCTCGTCAACTGGTGGTGCTATTGGTGTTACCACAACAATTATTACTGGCATCTCAACGGTTGGTGTTGCCGTGAGTGACCTGGTGGTAAACTCAAACTTTATTGCCGGAACTAAAATTACTGAGATTGGGGCAAGTTCAGTTACTGTTGATAGAACTTCATCAAACACAGCAGCAACCACAAGTCAGAACGTCAAGTTCCTTGGACCGACGACTGCATACACTTCAGCATCTGCAACGAAGAGTATTTTGATTGGTGGAACTTTTGCTAACAATACTGATAACTCAGTTAACTTGACAGTTGAGGTAAGAGACCAGAGCACGGCAGTTTCAGTATCAATCGCTAGTAAGATTCCAGTTCCTGCGGGAAGTTCCTTTGTTATCTCAGATGTTGGAAAGACACTACTTGAGGGAACTGATGAAATTGTAGTGTATTGTGATTCCGCGAACGCAATTGATGCTAATCTCAGCATCCTGACAGGAGTTAACTGATGGCAGATCGTAACGGTTATATCGGAAGAGCACCGGGAGACTCATCGGTCACCGTTGCAAGGCAGGTTTTTTCACCGACTGGTGTTCAAACTAATTTTACTTTTGCATCAGGATATGTTCCTGGTTACCTTGACGTTTATCTAAACGGTGCAAAGTTAATTGTCGCACAAGACTTTACTGCCACCGATGGATCTGTTGTTGGTCTCACAAGTTTTGCACAGAGTGGTGATGTTGTAGAGGCAGTTGCATTCAAAGCATTTAACGCAACTTCCGTCAATAGTGCAGGAACACTAAGTGTCTCTGGAAATCAAACAAACGACGGAACACTCTCAGTAACGGGTGGCACTACACTTTCTAATCTGATTGTTACAGGAATCACCACCTTATCAGCAGGTTCTTCTGTATCATTTGCCACAACAGCATTTAATATATCTGGGTCACCAGATATTACGGTTACAAATATATCATCTGGCATCATAACAGCATCTACCTTTAGTGGTGGTGAGGTCAACGGATCTGATGCTAACTTTACTGGTATTCTGACTGCTGCATCTGCATCATTTAGTGGTAATGTATCAATTGGTGGAACTCTGACTTATGAAGATGTCACCAATATTGACTCTGTTGGTATTGTAACTGCCAGAACTGGTGTAAGGGTTACCGCTGGTGGACTTGTGGTTACCGCTGGTATTGCCACTCTTGGTGCTGGACTCACCATGGGTGATAATGACAAAGCATATTTTGGTGATGCCGGTGATTTACAGATTTATCATGATGGAAGTAATAGTTTCATTAAAGATGTTGGTACTGGTATCCTTCAATTAAATACAAATTATTTCCAAGTTAAAAATGCTGCTGATGATGAATTCATAATTCAAGCATCACAGAATGGCGCAGTATCACTTAGATTTGATAATAGTGAAAAATTTGCAACAACTAATACTGGTGCGATCGTCACCGGCATTCTGACTGCCACATCATTTGAAGGATCTGGTGAAAATCTTACCAATCTTCCTGCTAGTGGTGATGCAAATGATATCACCGCATCTCTCTTCACTTAATAAATAAAGGAAAAACAGTAAAATGGCGCTCAAAAAGACACAGTTATTAGATATACAATCGGTCACTGGTATTGCAACAGTTGGCATTTTTACTGTTGGCGTGACTCAGACTGCTGGAGGAGTTGGTGTTGCATCCACCAGTTATATTAAAAACATCATCATGCACAACACCGGACTGGGAACAGCGAGAGTTTCCCTTTATATTAATCCCAATCTTACTCCAGGACCTGCGTTGGCAGTTACTGCAAATAGATTTTTAAGATTAGATGTTGCTCCGAATGAAACAGCATTCTTTGAATCAACATATCCGATGGTGATGACCAATAATGATACACTTTCTGTAGAAGTGAATGCACCTGATGCTGGTGGAACTGGTATTGGTTCTGCCGTGAACTTTATTGTCAACGGCGACACTGATGTCTGATTATGGGCGTAAGATCTCTTGGTAACGCACTAGCAAGTTTTGGATATAAGTTCGGAACGACTGGATTAAA